AACAGTAAATTACAGAGGAATAGTACTAGATTTAGAAGGTCAACATTTTGTGCAAGTAGATAGATTATGGGATGAAGAACCATTAGGTGATTCATTCGAGACTGAGAAGGTGTTAGCTGGAGGAGTCGATATAACAGATTTATTTGATTACGATCAATTAGATGCTTTAGATTTATTAGCTATGGAAACTATAGGTTAATATGACAAAGAAAGAAATAATTCAAAAGCTACAGCAAGATCTGGAGGATTGTCCAGAGGGATCTGAATTTGCAAAGAACATTATAAAAGAAATACTAAGACTTAAAAAACTATAATATGAGTAAAGAAAAATGTCATAGATTCTGGTTAACTAACCGTAATCCAATCACAATGAAGAAAGATGAAAAACAGTTGCATATTCATAACTTGTCAAAAGAACAAGTTATAAGCACTGAGAAAAGAAGACAAAACGTTATAGATAAAAAAGAAGGATTTAACTTTAATAACCAATAAATAGATATGTTAGAAGAATTTTTAATGCAAAGAATTGATGCTTTAGAAGCATCCAATGCAGACTACAGAGCTAATGAAATAGAATTAACAACTTATATATATACTTTATTAGAGAGAGATACACCAGAAGAGTATAAGGAAGTGGTAAGAACAGCGGTATTCGGAAATTAATTAAAATAATATTAGGAATATCCAATTATAATTTGTATATTGCGAACTCATTAATAAAAACACATTAATTATGACAACAACTATCGAGTTCCTTCATCAAGTTTATAAGGACACAAAACAAGACTACCAAGACTCTGATCAAAAAGAAGATGCATTGGTACTAATAGATGAATTAATATTAACCCTAACAAATTTAAAGTAACATGGAAGTAGAGAAAATTAAAGAGATGTATGTCAAGTATTCACTTAACAAGTCAGATGTGTACAAACATCAACATTATGTAATTTTGACAAGGTCTGGAATCGAGAAGGTAATGGCTAAAGAGCAGATTGACATTACTTATGAAGTTATTAAATGTGAACCTAATTTTGCAGTTATTAAAGCTACAGCAGTTAAAGGAGCAAAAGTAATTGAAACTTTTGGTTCAGCATTAAAAGGATCATCATTTAAAGATGGTTCCACAAATACATGGTATGTGGCTGAGATGGCAGAAAAGAGAGCTTTGTCAAGAGCAACACTTAAAATGGCAGGTCTGTACGAGCAATCTGTATTCGGTGAAGATGAATCAGAATCATTTAAACGTAAATAATAAATAATTATGAAGAAATTAATTAAAAATCTATTGTCATTTATGGCATCAGTACCAACAGACAAACTACTACACTTCTTTTACGGAAGTATAATAGCAACCCCATTAGTAATTTGGGGTACAACAATGGAAGCAGTAGGCTTTATGATATTCGTGTCAATAGGAAAAGAAATTGTAGATGCTAAGATGAAATTTAGCACTCCAAATGCAATGGACGTAGTATTTACATTTATACCTACATTACTGTTATTAGCAGTTAAACTAATAAACTAAATAATCAATAATTAACAAAGACCAGTTAAAGCTGGCAATTTAAAAATGAGTGCAATCACAAATTTCAGTATCAATTTAGAAGCAATTCCAAAGGAATTAATTATCAAAGGTAAGAAAGGATCTTACGTTAACTTGACTATGTTTCAGAATGATGAAACCAAGTATGGTAATAATGCGAGTATATCTTTATCTCAGTCTCAAGAGAAAAGAGAAGCTGGTGAAGACAAAGTCTATATAGGTAACGGTAAAGTTGCTTGGGTATCAGACAAGAATGTTACAGTAGCTGTTCGTGAAGTTGCTCCAGTTGAAACTGCTAGTGTTGGTAATGATTTGCCTTTCTAGAACTTAATATACAGGGATGGGGATTTTAAGATCCCCTCCCTTTTATTATGAAAGAAACAATCAAGTTCCTATTAACACTTGCTTTGATTACTATATTAGCTTTAACTCTAGTATATTTTACACAGTAAAAACACAAACACAATGATACAGTCAAAACTAAGTGCAGATGATCGAGAGGTAGAGAGAATGTATTATGAACAATTAGATTCTGAATTAAAAGTTGATCTGGATGTAGAAGTTGAAATGCCACCAATAGCACTTTCATACGGAACACATACTTACTCTACTAACAGAGGTAAATTCCAAGCTAAAACAGCAATCGGTACTTATGGTAATTTCAGTTTTATACAAGCTCCACCAAAAAGCTATAAAAGTTTTTTCGTTAGTATGCTTGTAAGTTCATATTTAAGTTCTGGTAATAAGTTTGCTTCAGAGATGAAGTCTGAGAGGTCTGGTAGAGATGTTTTACATTTTGATACAGAGCAGGGATTATGGCATTGTCTACGTGGATTTAGACGTTCGGCTGACATGGCTGATACTGATAAAGGTTATTTGACATATAGTTTACGTACAGTTGACTATAAGATGAGACTGGGTTTTATAGAGCATAAGTTAAATAGTGCTCCAGAAGGTTCAGTAGGTTTAGTCGTTATAGATGGAATTGCAGATCTAGTAGCAGATGTCAACGACATAGAAGCTTCAAATTTAGTAGTGCAGAAGCTAATGGAATGGTCAGCTCTTTATAAGTGTCACATAGTTACTGTGATACATAGTAATTACGGAAGTAATAAACCGACTGGTCATTTAGGATCTTTTTGTGAAAAAAAGTGTGAGACTCAAATAAGCTTACAGAAGGATGAAGATTCTAATAGAATAACTGTATCTTGTAAAAGAAGTAGAAATAGAGGTTTTGAAGATTTTGAATTTTATATTAATGAGAGACATTTCCCAGAAGTAATAGGATCATCGTCACCTAACATACCGTTTTAATAATTAAATAATAAATATAATGAAACTATCAAAAAAGAAGCTAGAACAGTTAAAAGAAGCTGTTAAAAAAAGGGATGAAGCCACAATGCAATTAGGCAACTTAGAACTTCAAAAGGTTCAGCTGGTGTCTAAAGTGTATAATATTTCATCTGAATATGAAGAGATTAAGAGAGGGCTACAGGAAAAGTATGGTGATGATGTTCAAATTGATTTACAGAGTGGAGATATTATAGAAGCCTCCAATAATCTAAAGAAGAGCTAATGCTTGAAATACTTGGTAAGAGGCATGAGGAGTGGGTTAGAATGGCTATATCAGCTGGAAGTCCTCCCTTATTTGCTCAAGATATAATACAGGAAGTATATCTTAGATTACACAAGTATAGAGAAACAGCCAAACACAAGCTTATAGATAAACAAGGTGGAGTAAACCTTTTCTATATGTGGGGTGTGGTGAGAAACACAACGAGAACTGAGTTAAGTAAAGAAAATAAATACTTACCTCTTGCAGAGTTTTATAATGAAAAAGCCGATGATGAAGCTGACTCTGAATTTGAATTGCGATACCAGCAATTAATGCACAACATCCAAGATGAGGTAGATAACTGGGGAGATTATAACCAGAGGTTATTTAATTTATACTTCAAGTCGGATTTATCTATGCGGAAGATCGCAAAAGGAATGGGAATAGGTTTAACTCACATATTCTGTTCTGTTACTAAGTATAGAGCTTATATAAAGGGGAAGTTTAGCGATGACTTCTATAACTTAAAAGATTAAATTATGAGAGAAGATGCTTATTATGAAAACCAAGCTGACAAACGTACTAAGGAGTACAAAGATTGGAAAGCTTTAAAAGAAGCTCAGATCCTCGAAGCAGAATCCAGTCTTAACGGACTGGGTGATGTTGTAGAGAAAATCACAGAAGTTACAGGCATAAAGTCTGTGACTAAAGCAATATTCGGTGAAGATTGTGGTTGTGATGGTAGAAAAGAATCACTTAATGCTATGCTCCCATTTGGAATTGTAGCTGTTAATTGTGTTAATCAAGAAGATTTCACATATTTAAAGTCATTCTTTAGTAGAACAAGAACAAGGGTAGATGTTTACAATCAGAACAGATTGACAGAAATATTTAACTATGTTTTTGATAAGAAGATGGTCCCTCCTTCTGGATGTGCTACTTGCTCACAAAAAGGATTTATAAAAGCTGTTAATGCTTTACATAAATACTATGATGCATCAGTTGATCAAATAAACCCAGCTGAAGATGAGGAAGGAGAATAAGAAGCCAGTAGGTCATAGAGCTAGGCTTTCATTGTCAGAGCAAAACATTGTCAATAATCTTAGACTAGATAATAGTAATCGAGTTTTGGTTATTGGTGATATTCACGCTCCATTTGAACGTAAAGATTACTTGCAATTTTGCATTAATACTTATCATAAGTACAGGTGTAATAAAGTAGTTTTTATTGGGGACTGCATAGACAATCACTTTTCCAGCTATCATGAGACTGATGCTAATGGTAGAGGTGGTGGTGATGAGCTTGATTTAGCTATCAGAAGAATACAGGATTGGTACAAAGCATTTCCAGATGCTTATGTAACAATAGGTAATCATGATGCTATTATAATGCGTAAAGCACAGTCAAGTTCTATTCCAGCTAAGTGGATCAAGAATTATAATGAAGTTCTTGGCACTCCTAAATGGAAATGGGTTACTGATGTCATTATAGATGACGTTAGATATGTTCATGGACATAAGTCATCAAAAGCTCGTACAGCTGCAAAGAGAGATATGCAGAGTACTGTTACTGGACATTTCCATACTGATATGTATGTTGACTGGATGTTTGGTTCTAATAAAGCTGTATTTGCTATGGGTGTGGGATGTGGTATAGATAGTAAGAGTTATGCTATGGCTTATATGCAAGGTGGTAAGAAAGAGGCTTTAGGATGTGGAGTGGTCCTTGACAATGGTAAAACACCAATCACTGTTAAGATGGATCTTTCTTAGTAGACTAAACGTTTTTTAAATAAAAGTCTCATATATTAGTTTATGTGAGATTTTTTTTGTATATTGCGGTCATGGAACGATTAGTATTAGTTATCATATCAATAGTAATATCATTTTTAACAATAGTAGCATCACAAAACTTATGAGTAATATAACTGAAAGAGTAAAAGCACATACAGACTTCCTAGAAGCTCTAGGGATCATTCAAAAGTGGCAAGAGAAGTCAGCAAGAGAAAACAAAGAATTAACCAGATTAGCAGAACTTATATTAGCTATGTTAAATAGACATCAAGACTTGATGTTAGAAGTAAGTGATGCTAATTTAGCAAACACTTTAATAAGAAACGAAAAGAATAAAATTATACAAGAGTTACAAGGGCTGTAACCACTAACGTAAACCCAATTCGTCACTGGTTATACGTCGGAGCAGTCCTTGAAAGTTATTATTAATCAATTAAATTTAAACACTATGCCAAAATTAGAAGAAAAAAGTTGCTGTTATGTACATGAAACACATTCAATAGGATGCTCAGATGGTGAGTTATATCTTAGTCATGAAGGTGGAACAATAGTATTTAACGTTACGTCATTGTTTACTGATCTACCAACAATAGTTAGAATGGTAGTTGAAGAGCAAAAGAAAGAGCAAGAAAGAACTTTAAACAGCTTAAAAGAAGAGACAAATGAGATTATTTAAGCTAATTTTTGTTATTGCAATATCAATAAATATTATGGGTTGTTATGATGACTGTGATGAAACGGTTTATGTAGAAAACTCAGATGGAACTACTTCAATAGAATGTGTAATTTATAATAATTAATATATGAACAGTTTAGATAAATATAGTGAAACAGAATGGTTAAAGTACCAGCAGAGCAATACTGCACAGTCAATTAATGATTTGATCGTTAAGGATGAGGAAATAGTATGTAATGGAAGTTGTAATTGTGAATGCATAGATTGTAAATGCAATGAATGTATTGAAGGTGATTGTAAATGTATGGAATTAGAGAGAGAGTTTATTAGTCATGCTCAAGAGCGTAAAAACATTCCTGTATTTAGTGGAGTATTAAAATACTTTCCTAATGCAATTAAAGAAGTTGCTAGGTGTTCTAAAGTTGGTAATGACCAGCATCATCCAGATAAACCGTTACATTGGGATATGGATAAGAGTAAGGATGAGTACGATGCTTTAACAAGACACTTAATAGACCATACTATAGAACCAGTAGATAAAGATGGTATATTGCACTTAACTAAGGTTGCTTGGAGAGCTTTAGCTGGATTAGAACGTCACTTAACAAACAATCATTAATGGAAGTTAGCAAAAAAAGATTAGATCAGTGTAAAAAAGATGGTGATTATTTTGAGTCTTTATTTAAGAGTAGAGTTGAAGATCTTGGGTTGACTTTTAAACAGTCAAGCCAACAAGATGATTGGTACAGACATATTGATTGCTATGTTGATGGTTATGGTGTTGATGTTAAAGGTAATAGGCATTTAGAAACAATATGGCTAGAGGTAACTAATGTAAATGGAAATAAAGGTTGGCTTAGAGGAGAAGCTTACTATGTAGCTATGCATATAGCAGAGTTAGATAAGTTTAGTGTGTATTTAAGGGAAGAGTTGCTTAATCATATAAAAGAGAATACTACTGAATATACTGAAGATAAAAGAGATTATAATAAGTTCTACACCAGAAGTAAGTGGGGAAAAAAGGATATTTTAGTCAAGTATAGGTACGAAGATATTAAATACTTAGAAGTTAAAAAGATATGATAGGAATATTTGATATAGATAGTTTGGTTTACGAAGCTTGTTACTCAGCTAATGATCTTGAAGAGGCTGAAGAATCATTCTGGGGACGTTACAACGATGTTCAGTTTCACATGGACAAAAGGTATGGTGAAAGTACAATAATACCAGTAGGCTTCTGTATAAACAACTACAGGAAGAAGTTGGACTTGAGCTACAAAGCTCAAAGGACATCACCTAAACCAGAGTTCTTTGAAGAGTTGATACAACACATAAAAGATAACCTAGAGGTTCAGATACGCTCTGGAATAGAGACTGATGATCTTGTAGCTAAGTTCTTAGATTACTATGGTAAAGATAATTGTGTTATAATCAGTATTGATAAAGATTATAGGCAATTTGAATGTACTATATTTAATTATCGCAAGAGAGAGTTTGTTAAAATTAGTAAAGATGAGGCTTTATATAATATATATGAACAAATGGTGGTTGGTGATAGGGCTGATAATATATTAGTATGTAAAGGATATGGTGAAAAGTGGTGTGAAAAGAATCTAAGAGGTAAAAATGAATTTTCTATGATGAGAACTGTATTTACACTGTACAAAAAGCTTTATAAAGGTAGGGCAAGAGAGAAGATGATTAAAACATTTATGCTACTTAAACTTAATATATTTTAATATGCAGTTTGAAAGGGGAGAGACAACTGAAGAGATTATAAACAATGCTTATGCCTTATTCTATTTTAATCTAATGACTGGAGATTTTTCTATGGATTACTGCAAGAGAGAGCTTAAAAAGCAAGAAGATTTAGAAGAGTATGAGATTTGCGAAGGAATAAGAAAAGCAATGCACTTTAAAAAAAATGGTAATATAGACTATTAATCCGATTATTTGTTGTATATTGCAGATTCATTAATAATAAAACACAAAAACATGGGTAACACAAAAACAGAATACAAAAGGGAAGATTTATTGACAGCTTATATGTTTGTAAACTCAGCTTTAGATATAGATATAGCTGATAAAAAAAGGGAGACTAAATATGTTCTTGGAAGGACTTTATACTATATGATAGCTTTAAAAACTACTAATGCTTCATATGACAGCATAGCTAATGTTGTTAATAGGCATCATAGTACAGTTAGTCACTCTAGAAAGAATCTTTTTGATCAACTAAAGATGTATAAAGAGGTTTATAGGTATTACGAAATATATACGGATGAGTATATTAAGGAATCAATAGATAATCAAGGTAAGTTGTCTAATTTTGTTGTAGCTAAAGATGAGTTAGATAGATTGTCTATAATAGAAGAGAAATATGAAGCTTTAAAGGCTATTTCTTTAGATGTTACTAGATTAACGATCAATGAAAGAGCTTACAGAGATCTTTCAGCTGAAGATCGTTTAGATTATGATCAAAGAGCCTCTAATGTCTTAAAATCTTTTGAATGGAAGAAGAAAGAGTTAGGTAGAAAAGAAGTGTTTGAAATTATAAATGTAGGAATGTAATGGGAAAGTATAAAGATGAATTTTTGTACTGTGATCCTAATACAACTATAGATATGGTTTACTGTTGGAATCGTGGTTTTTATTATTATCCAATATTGGTTCCAAATCAAACGGTATCAATGAGGTATGTACCTAAAGTTAAAATTGAATGGAAATCTGGGAAAGAAAGTGGTCAAGGTGAATTTACTTATGACCAGAACCAAGAACTATATGATGTTATTTATAGGTTGTATATTCATAAAGCTAAACAACTAAGGGATAAATAGGTTTAATAGTATGGACAATAATAACAATAAGCGTAAAAATGATGGGCGTAAAACCAATAAAAGACAGGATCGTGTTAAGATTATCAAGAATAATACTGGCACTGTTCCTATGGTTAACAAAGCCAAGAAAAACAGAGCTAAAGCACTATCTAAAAAAGCAATTAATAATATATTCAGTAGTGAGGATGGTGTGTGGGAGTCGCTCGCAACAATGGCAGCAGAAGGAAATATGAAAGCTATGGAGATGCTGTTAACCTATCAATATGGTAAGGCTGGTGAAGCTAAAGAACAGAGAGCTATAGCTAATAAAGCACCTATAATTCAATTTAACGTACAGAATCCAGAGAAGACAGAAAAGATTATAGATATAACAGACGAAGAAGAATGAGTCAGATAACTTTAAATCCTAAATACGTACCTTTATTTCAAGGTGACACTAGATACTATATTATTACTGGAGGAAGGGGTTCTGGGAAGTCTTTTGGCGTTACCTTATTCTTAAACAACTTAACTTACGAAAAAGATCATAAGGTCTTATTCACTCGTTATACGATGTCATCAGCTCACTCCAGTATTATACCAGAGTTTGTTGAAAAGATTGATGTAATGGGTGCTCAAGATGATTTTAGAGTTACTAGGGATGAAATAGTTAATCAAAATACTGAAAGTGGTATAATGTTTAAAGGTATAAAAACTGCCAGTGGAAATCAGACAGCGGCACTAAAGTCGCTGGCTGGCGTGAGTACTTTCGTTGTTGATGAGGCTGAAGAGCTTGTAGATGAAGATGTTTTTGATAAGATAGATTTATCTGTTAGAACGCAGAAGGTACAGAACAGAGTTATCCTTATCCTTAATCCAACAACTAAAGAACATTGGATATATAAAAGGTTCTTTGAAGCTAGGAACATAGAGGGTGGTTTTAACGGTGTTTATGGCGATACTACTTATATACATACAGATTATAAAGATAATAAAGAGAACCTACCTCAATCGTTCTTACAGAGCATATATGAGATGAAGCTTAAACGACCAGATAAGTATGAGCATCAAATATTAGGTGGATGGTTAGAAAAAATGTCTGGTACAGTTTATACTAATTGGGGTAAAGCTAACTATGTAGAGCTTAATAAAACTTGCTTTGGTCAAGATTTTGGCTGGTCACAGGATTTAACTACACTGGTAAAAGTAAGCGTAGATGACTTCAAAAAGGAAATCTACGTGAAGGAAATGTTTGGTAAAGCTGGTATGCAGACCTCAGCTATTGCTCGTAAGAATCGTATGCACGCTGGATCTGGACTGATTGTGGCTGATAATCATGAGCCTCGTTTAATAAAAGAGCTTAAAGAAAGTGGCTGTAATATCGTAGGAGCGAAGCAGGCTAGAGGATCGATCCTTTCGGGGATCGCCCTCTTACAAGATTATAGAATATTAGTAGACCCACAATCTCATGGGATTATAAGAGAGCTTAATCACTACACTTGGAAAGAAAAAGGATCAGTACCTATAGATAAGTATAATCACTTCTTAGATGCTTTAAGGTATGCTACAATGTTCTTAGTTCAAAATAGAAACAAAGGTACTTATACAATTCGCTAAAACTTTAATAGGAAGGGGGGTCTTTAATAGGAAGGGGGGGTACCTCTTTAATAGAAAGGGGGGTACAGTATTATTACTTTCAATTCGCCACTAATCTCGGTTTTTTGGTTGCAAAATGCAACTAATATAATTAGTGTTAAAATTTTGTTAATTATTTGCATTTGTCATAAAAATAGTCGTTATTCGTTTAAAGTGACCTTCGATCAACTTGGCAAGGTACAAAAAATAATTCAATAAAACAATATAAATCTTTATTTATAATCATTCTAAATAATTTCAGTTTGTTGTAGGCTGGAGTCTACTCTTTCGGACTTATTTCAGATCCAGACTATTATTTCAATATTCAAATTTACAACTTATTTTCGATATAAAAAACTTTTATACCAGAAATATCGTTATTTATAATCATTATAAATAGCAAAATAAACTAAAATAAATTTGGTATATTGAATT